TGGAGTTCCGCGTCGGGATCCGTTTCTTTGATTCCCACTTTGTTTCCGATTGAAAGAATATCCGTCGTATGTGTGTTTCCAGTGACGTACAAGACGTTAGAACCGAATTCATCCACGAAGAGATTCGATCCGATATCGAGTGAGTGCGTAGGCGTAGTGGTCAAGATACCCACGTTGGATTCTGTGAGCACTCGACCATATACACGAACATCGAGAGACTCGGATGTTTTAGGAATGATGGTAGATCCATATGAACTACTATCCGTGTACGTCAAAACCAGTTCATCCGGACCTTCCCGGAATCCGACAGCCACATTTGAATTTGGTCGGTGTAATATAAGTCCAAGATCCGAAGAGACATTCTCTTTTCCGAGTTCGATGATGGGATCTTTCACGATCGTGTTCACCGTGGCGACCGTCGTGATCGCACCGTTCACGGTCATGTTCCCATCCACCACCAAATTATCTTGGATATATGCGTTTCCTAAAGCGGTGAGAAGGTTTGAACCTTCAGTGTCTATATTAAATGTCGAACCTACATCGAGTGTATGAATCGGAGAACCGTTCGCTACACCAACATTAGAGAGGGTCGTGACAGAAGTAATCGCGTTATTGAACGAGACTGTGTTCGCGGTGACATTACCGTTAATTACAGCCGCTTCAAGTGAGAAATTAAGAATATCTTCGGCGATCGCACCAGAATCCATCACCTCTTTGGTCACTTGGTTATATGCCAAAACTGTGATGTTTCGATCAGATAGATCGGTACGTAGACGCAGGGGTGTCATGTACACAGAATCTGAAAATGGTATATCGAGTTGGGTATCGCTCGCATTGAACACGATCGTGTTTTCCGCCTGGTCATCGGTACAGTTTTTACCGAACCTAATCTTGGTGGAACGTTCCACCGTCGGCAAGTTCTTGACCATTTAATATAGAATGGCATTTTAATTCGCGTAGAGAAGACCCGCCATGCCGTTCTCGATACGTAAGATGTTATAGTTGACCGCGTAAATAGGGTCATTGATAGATAAGTCTTCACTCATGATCTTGGCTGAAGAGAGGCGGCTAAAATTGAGTGTACCTGTAGGTTGAAGGGAGCTCGTGGAGAGACAAAAGGGGTACAGGAAGAAATCAGGAGATGTCACAAAGTTTGTGTGGTAATAGTTTGTAACATCGATGTAATGCGGTTTACCCCATTTGTAATTACCGACATCAAGACCATTAATGTTCAATTTGACTTTGTTCGTGGGTGACGTGAGGGCACCATCCGTGGTTGTATCCGAAGAGGCGAGATATTTCACGGGATGATTGAACGTGAGATCCTGTACGATCGTACCCGAAGCGATATTTTTCTGCACCTGTGTGATCAGAAGATCGTGCTTACGTGACGCGATGTTTCCGCGTTCTTCGTTGTCGAGGTAATAATAGTTGGCGAAACACTCGACGTTATAATTAGACGCGGCGGTCGCCCAATGAATACGAATCTCGACGTTGTGATAATTGAGTGCGACGAGAGGGATGGCACATTGGGGTCCCTCACAGAAGAAGAAACGCAACGGATAGAAAAACGAACGCGCACTCACACCCGGATGTGTTCCATTCGCACTCTTGGAAACGTTTTGAGCGAACGTATCGATGGCAATCTTCTCTGTGAAAATGGCATCTTGGGAGTCCACGAGAGATCCACCGATGTAGAGTTCCACTTTATCGATGATCGTGTCCCAACGCTGTATGTCGAGCGCCTGTGTGGTATCGTCGATGGTAAAATAGACATAGCCGAGAAGGTCACCAGATCGTTCAAATTGAACACTGGACATAGAATTGTTTTTCACTGCTCCATGGATGGTTTGTTTTTCGATGGACTGTGAAAAATTAGCATGTCGTTTGAATGTTGAGCTAAAGAATGATATTTCGGGGTTACCCACGATATATTCATCCTGAGCACCGATGGCGATCAATTGCACAACACCGGCAGACATGGTATACTACTCTAACGGGAGAAAATTACAAATTGGGTTTTCGACACACGAAACGAATGACTAAAAAGTTTGGTTTATTACCCACATCTGGTGCGATGGGTGTACCAGTTTGATCACGGATGGTGACCGCAAAACGATCGATGCGACGAATGGGATCGATGTATTGTGTCGCGACTGGATATTCATCTTTGAACGTGACTGTCGTCGTTTCATCCTTTACGAGACTCGCGAACGAACCACGGAGAACACTCAGGGACGACTGACCCTCATAAACGTTGGAAGCGCGATCGTTGAAGATGGTGTCAAGCTGATCAATCGAGACGTAACAGTGTTCGGTACCAGCCGTCGTGTTAATACGAGCACCGAGGAGACGAGCCTGAACAACATTCTTCAGGGGCTGTTGAAGATGACACGTGAACGCGTTCGCACTGGCTTGTCCGATAGAATCGATGGTCACGGTATGATACTCGTAGTTGAGATCGGGGATAGTCTCAGTCGGGGAGGTGATGAGAGCCATTTCTATTAGCTTAGATTAAAGATCCACCGATTCCATCTTCAATCTCGTAGGACGCGAGATCCGACACGAGTTTCTGGGCACCACAGAGACCACCTGGGGTCAACGACTTGGTGTACGCACTTCCCTGCTTGCGACCGGGGGTACACTCAACCTTGTTCTCCAGCTCGAAGATGGACCCGGTGGACAAAATCTTCACCTTGATTGGCCTGGGCTGGTACATACTCTTGTCTTGGAACATCATGAGAGCCACGATGATAAAAAACAGGACACCGATCGACGTGAGCGCGTTGCGGTTCGTCTTGTTGAGATTGAACATTTACTATAAGTATACATTTTTTTAAAGTGCGTTAAAGGTAATTTTTTAGTTTCCATATAGAGAGTAGATGGACGAGGAAATCGTACTCGACCGTGGAACCACGAATATCATGAAACTGGATGCGGATGAACAGGCGCTCATGGATGAGATTCAGATTTCGGTACCCCGACCCAGGCCTGTGCCACGTCCGAGTCAGCCCATGCGTCAGCCACCACCTCAACAACACCAAGAGGCGATGGATGCGTTCGTGAATCCGAATAAACAGTCGGCTCCTCAGCAACCCACTCAGGATGAAGAGGTTGATTATGGTGAAGACGATGAACCCACCTTTTATGATGATGAGCCACCCAGCCAAGAGGAGCAGCCCTCCAAGGGGTACACATCCGTTGACGAAGAGAAGGCTGACTTGATTAATAAGCTCGGGCGCCTGGAGAAGAAGGGGTTTGCTGTAAACAAGAGACTCAACGCGTACTCGAACGTAGAAGAGCTGAGATCTGAGGTGAAGCGTATCACGTATAGCATCGATGTGGAACAGTCTGTTCGTTTCTCTCGACGTATGCTCGTAGCGTGTGTGACTGGTCTGGAGTTTCTTAACAAGCGATACAACCCATTCGAGATTCAACTCGAGGGTTGGTCCGAGTCCGTGATGGAGAATGTCGATGACTATGATGGTGTCTTTGAGGAGTTGTATGTGAAGTATCGTTCCAAGGTAAGCGTCGCCCCCGAGGTGAAGCTCATCATGATGTTGGGTGGTTCGGCGATGATGTTCCACCTCACGAACAGTATGTTCAAGTCGGTGATGCCTAACATGAACGACGTGATGAAACAGAATCCCGACCTAGTGAAGAATATGATGGCGGCGGTTCAGAATACCACTCGGTCTCCCGAAGGCCCAGCGACTGAAGCTCCCGTAGGTGGAACGGGTAACTACGAGATGCAGGGCCCCGGTGTGGACATCTCAAGTCTGATGGGTGGTATCATGATGCCTCCACCACCCCCCATGAACACGACGATGGGTGGGGGTGCTCAGGAGAGTGTCGTGGATGATGATGATATGTCGGACATCATGTCCATCTCCGGTGAGTCTACTGGGGGTGAAGTGAAGGAGGTGAATGTCAGCGGTTCCGCTAAACCCAAGCGAACCAGGCGAAAGAAGAAGACGGAAATTAATCTCTAATTACTATATAAATGATAGCGTATTGTCCGCTGGAGGATTTGGAACCTCCGGTCAGGCCGAAGCAGCCTGTCGTAGAGTCCAAGACTGAAGAGGTGAAGCCTCTGATCGGTCGTGAAGAAACTGAATTGAATTATGTCATCATGGCTTTTATTGCCGGCGTCATCGTGCTCGCCGTCTCTGATACCATGAAGGCATAAATGTGCTATGTCTACCGCGGGGTCTTCCCTCGTAGTAGAATTAGTATGTGTATGTTTGAAGAACCGTACCTGAAAAATTGTCCACACTCGGATTTAGTGTATAAAGTCCTACGAGTTTACCACCCTTGGATGAGATGAGTTCCACATGAATATCATACGAATATTGGAGATCGGAGGAAAGGTCACTGGGTTTGATGATAATTCCCTTCGTGCCCACGGTTACATCTGAACTCCATGGGTAGTTTGTGTCCCCACCAAACAGATTTTTCGTTCCTATTGTGATTGGTTCATCGAGAATGGATGTACTCCCATCATGTGTACCACCCTGAACTTCCAGAACGAGTGTACTCATATCACGGACAGGTGTAGGAACACCGTTCCGTTGTCGTATAATGGCGACAATCTTTGCGTAGAAAGAAGCATTTCCGAATCGTAATTGGATATCTTTACTGGAACCACCCAAACGCGTAAACGTCTTAGAATACCGTTTACATGCCACTTCGTTAGATCCGGAAATGAATCCACCACCGACATGGAGTGCCGTGTTCGCCGTGGCACCACCGAGATCGACGGCAACCTGGTTACCCAGGTCAATCTTACCATCGATCGCGAGATCACCAGTGACTTCCAGGTTACTGTTTATGATCATCTCATTTGAATATGGGTCGATATACACGTTACCTGAAACGTCACCGTAAATGTTGGATACACCACCAGTTGTTTTGAATTCTATGATGGCGTTACTGGAGGTGGTACTTTCTACCCGGGCGACACCGTTATACACATGGAATTTCGCAGCGGGTGCGGATGTACCCACACCCACGTTACTCGTATGAATCACATGAAGTCCATCCCCTTCGATCCCGTTACTCATACCACCTAATAGAATACCATGAGTCGTTCCCGAGGTATTGTATCCTCGCGCGTATCCACCGTACCCATCGTTCGTGTTCAAACGAATACCTGTTTTCGTGTTCGTTCCAGGACTTTCAAGTTTGAGAACATCTATGTCCGATGTGACACCGGAATAAATATGGACATTCGCATTCGGTGCGTTTGTACCAAAACCAACGAAACCCTCATGTGTGAAACGCAGGTACTCTGTATCATTTTGTTTAAATACGATCGGTGATGTGTCTAAACTATCAAAAGTATTGATGAGACCACCGGATGTGAAAATATCAAGTTTACCAAACTTTAATTTCTGCGTTTCACCAAACTCCACACCACCATTCACGAATAATGTCGTACCCGCATCAAGTGCCGCTTCTCGTAAAGGGTTTGGGTCACCCATCATGATTTTACCGTCATTGCGTAAGAGCAACGAGCGGTTGAGATTTGTTCCAAGTTCTATAGCATCTTCAATCAGAGTACCCGTGATGGGTGTATTTGTCGAGTATATTTGGAACATGTGTTCCGCTGCTATGGATCTGATCCGATCTGGACCCGCACCCGAAGTTGAATCTGTTCCTTTAAAGAACACAACTTCGGATATACCGTCATCGACATCGTATAATCGCTCACGTATAAATGAGTTACCAAATTCATCGTTGAGCACACCACCAAACGTGAGTTGGTTACCGATGACGACATTACCGTTGACTTCGAGTTTACCTCGGGGTGTATCTGTGCCGATACCAATATTGCGATCACTGTCACTTATGTACATCGCTACAGCGGAAGAGTCAACAACTTGTTCATGATTTTGTGTAATTCTGAAATCATTGTTGTTCGCGACACCAAGCGACCAACCTGAACGGTTAGCACCATCACTCAGAATAAAACTAGAGAATGCGTTTCCCTCGAGTGAATCAGCCTGTGCGGCCATGATAGCATCTCCGTTGTCATGATTGTGTACGAGTAGTCCGTTTGTTTCTGGATTAGCTGTACCCGTGCATTTAACTTCTAAATACGCGGTGGGTTGTGTATGGCCGATACCGACACGACCATCCGCGCGTAATGTCAACACTTCCGTTTCACTGGTGTATCTGTCGTCGGATAGGAATACGTCGAGCTTAGATCTAGACTTACCAACTTCCAAATCATATTTTCCCATCTTAAATGTAGCACGTACACCATCTCGAACGGATGTACCTTCGCGAGTCAAATGCATAACATTCGCCAAGTCAAGTGTACTGTTACTTATCGATGTCGTGTTTGACACGACTAGCGGTGTTCCGGCATTATTAAAACTATTGGTGTGTTGAAGTGGGCCATTAATGAGAACGGTTCCACCCGATGTGTGAAGAAGACTCTTGGGTGTCGTCGTACCTATACCCACGTTACTTGTCTCGAGGATGGTCATCTTTGGAAGACCCATGGAGTCAATCGTACTGGCGTAGAAATTGAGACCCTTGCCTGCACCGACACGACTCTCGATTTTCGTTTGGTTTAGAAGTGTATCTGAATAGGCTTTCATGTAGTTTGTCGCGGTACCCATCGTAAAGGCGTTGCTTCCTATGACACGAACCGTACCGCCAACCGTGAGTCTATCCGTGGGTGATGTATTCGCGATACCGACGTTTCCTTCCGATGAGACGCGCATACGCTCCGTGTTTTTCGTTTTGAAAACAACTGTTTGGTGACTTGCGGATGTTTTCCCACCATTCACTTCGATGGCGGATATGTTCGACGCCTGGGGACCTGCTCTGATACTCACTGTATTTGATACCGAATCACCGCCCGATATATCACCGTGAATGATGACGTTCGCCGCCGACGAAATACCGGATTCACCTTCAACCTCGATGAAATCCTGTACGACAATAGATTCTGTGACGAGTCTACCCGTCGCAGTGTTACCTATGATAGTGAGTGTGTTTGATGCCGCGATATTGATGAATACTTTATTACCGATGGACAACGTATCCGTGGGGTTCGTATTCGCTATACCCGCGGGGCTCACACCAGTTGTTTGTAAACCATCCGATTGAATCGTGGACGTCACCACCATAGGAATCGCCGCGTCCGCATCGAGTGTGATGAGTTCACCCACAGTGAGACCACTGTCACCGATACGCAAACCTTCAAAATAGCCATACCCATTCGCGTGAAGGAGGTTGGAAGTACCCGCAGTGTCGTCCACGTACAGATTAGAACCCACAGCGAGTGTGTG